GTCCTAACCATGGCCTTTCAGTCATGTTTAAGTCCGGAGAGGATTCGTTCCCCTCCTCCTTTTACAACGGATAACCAAATTTCCTCTATTTGTCCATGAATATGGGCAACAGGGATACTTGGTATCAATTCAAACGCATCCAGGGCTGTTTCATCCTGACCCGTTAAGAGTATGACGAGCCTCTCGGCAATTAAGCCTAAAGGTTCACCTCCCCTTTTCGAGTCCGAAACTGATGATACGAGAGAATCGTTATACATCTTAATAAACCAATACTGACCGACTACATTTATGAAGTCGGGAGGAAAGGGTTTAAAGAGATCTAACTTTTCTGGACAGAGACGCTCCATAATCGATTTCACAACCGATCCTGCAGTGGTCCATCCACGTATTCCCATCATTACTTGATGGGCTACATAGAATATTTCTGATTTCTTTTCCACGTAAGTAGAATTGAAACCTAATAAACTATATAGTTCAGATGCTACAGCCGGGGTTCCTAATGGGGAAACCCATCCTTTCAAAGCTTCGTCGTTAATAACATTAAACATCAGTGATGGTGTTTTACGTGTTGACAACAAAGCGTCTACTGGAAACGGAGTGACTTCAATACCATTGTAAAAGAATCGCTTTGCGAATTCGAAACAATGGTATGAGACATGAGATTTCTGAAGAGAAAACTCTAGTCCCAGTTCGGTCATCACTTCCATATACTTTTGAGCTAATTCATTATGTTTTATCACAATGTCATCGCCCAAAAGCACGTATGGTGCTTCCTTCCAATTGAGTCCTAATTCTCTGCAACAATAATACACCACGTAGTGATGTGATATTGCAAAAGAGTTTCAGGATGAGTAGGCACCCATTGGATTACCTGTTGCATAAGAAATAAATTCTTTTGTCTCCGGGTAATAAAATGGGATGTCTACCATAAGATGCCGTCAGGAATTGACGTAATCTTTCCCAATTGGAAATTTAAGAATTTGACAGATTAATTCAATAGGAAATCTATCCGTAGCTGTAGTTAAATCTACACTATGGAATAGATGTTCAGATTGGGTTAAATCTAACTTATCCTTAAATCCCCCCTGGTTAAAAGTACAATCTTGGGGTATTTTCTTGAGTGCGTTAAATAGCCATTGATGCAAACCTCTTAATGAAGTTTGTGTTCAATAATCTAATATAGCGACCTCACGAGTTTTACCCTCTACGTCGGGGATACACACCACCTTTCGGAGGTGTTTACCCTCAACGCCAAAGAAAGGCATCAATATGCTTAGATGCTTTCTTAAGATTGTAATTTTACTAAATAACTTCTTACCACCAACTGCTTCTAAATGAGGAAGCATTGCAAAGGGTATAACTGATAAATCAGCTATACTACTTCACAAAGCTTGCCCATTTGGACCGCTCTTAGTTGTAAAATGATATTTAGAGAACTGGATACGCCTAGGTGCACTCTTTCGAGAGTGATATCCCTGTGCCTTCCAGAAATCCGGAATATATTTGTAAAATTTGGTAATACTACTATATGTAGGTTCCCTAGTAATACTCTTATAATTCGGTTTTACAGGAAGTCTTAGACCTCTTGAGACATATAATGAAGACAAAAGCAGCCTTATAAAAGGGTGTTTTATCTCTTTACATGTTTTGAGAAATCTAAG